TTTGCGTACCCTGCTGCAAGTACCATTGCCTGTTCTAAAACTGGTTGTATAATATTTAATGCTGAACCCTGTATTTGTTCTTGTATAAGTAGACTTGCATCATTTTCTTGTTGAAGTGTCATTTTAATAGAGTAAATTTGCAATACCGTTCTCCACTTGGAGTATATTATAACTTTGTGCCAAAACTCTAAGTTCTCTTTCAGCCTTATTATCCGGTATTGTTGTAATTTTTAGTATCTGGTCTTTAATTAAACTGAAATTAACTTGTCCTGTTGGGTACCATCGTTCGGGTTCTAAAGCAAAACTATACGAATAGTACCTTCTAAATAGTTGTGTTCTTGTATGGTGTATACCGCTTTGAACCGCGCGTAAATTAATAACCTCACCAGCCGCTCCACTAATAACATCGGTATCGTCTAGTGTTAAAGAAAGTTTTTGTAAATTCTCATAGTTCGTATATTCGTTAGTGGTACCAAATACTTGAAAACGGGAATCATAATCAAAATTGGTAACAAATTCAGGACTACCGTCCGCCCCCGTCGTATAAAGATCTGCCTTTCTAAGTCTTTGAATTATAAAAAAAAGTTCCTTTACGGGGTGTTTAAAATTAAGTCTATGTGTTGTATTTACTACACTGTTAAGATTTGCATCTTTGGGTATTATATCCTTAACTTCTTGAATTTGTGTGATTGCGTAATTTATTTTTTTAGATTTTATCTTATCCTTTTCATCTTGTACTAACGATACCATTTCGGTCGTTATTTTCGTTCCTTTTATTAGACCTTTTGTTTGTACATAGTCACTTAAATAATAAATTGAATTATTTACAGGGTTGGCTGTATCGAACCCAAAAATACAATCTTTTAGATCTCTAAGTTTAATAACAATTTCAATTTCCTGTTTATCTATCGCAAATACAGGAATGGCAAGTTCGGGATTATTATAAAAGTAAAAAGGAATATCGACGAAAAATTTCTGGTTAGATGTAGCGAGTCCTAGATATCCTGCTATACTTTTATTGGAAACGGGTGTACCTGACAGTTCTCCCGGGGGCTTTCCAATAAGTTTAGCGAGGTTTTCTTGTTTTGTATGGGATACGTAATTATCGAAATAAATCGCTAAAAAATCGCTCGGTATTCTTTGAATTGTTTTACCACCAATTAGTATTTCGGCATACTCTATAATAGCGTGTCCTATAGATTCGACGTATCCTATACCTCCGATACCAGCTACTAAATTTTGTTGTATACTCGATAACTCAAATTTCAAACTCACGGTTTTAAGAAGATCACCTTGATCTTGTGGTATGGTACACCTTATAGTGTTACCAAATTCCACTTCACCTTCCACGTCTAAATCTGTAAAAAAAGGTGCAAAATTAGTATGTTTTTGAAAATTTTTTACGAAGTATGTGTATTCTGGATCATCCGTAAAAAAGGCGTCCTGTGGACCAGATATTTCTAATTGAACACGACCAGCCATTACTAGTATAACTCACTAAAATTTTAAACCACCAAGTCCGCTCTCTATTCTTAACACGTTATAGTTTACTCCATACACATACACTTTGTGACCAAAACTAGAGTCCGGTGTATCGAGTTCCATTTCTATTAAATTGTGTGCTATTCTACTCATATTAACTTGACCGGTCGGGTAATACGTTTCGGGTTTCATTGAAAAACTATACACACCAAAATTACCGTTCGTTATTCCCGTGTAATATTTCAATGGTTGTTCGTAACACAACATTAAAGTATCTGCGTCGATGATTGTATTATTATTAAATTTCATAGTAACTTGTTTTATTGTTTCGTATTTATGTACATCATCACTTATCGCTACAAAAAACATTTCCTTTACCGGGTGTTTAAAATTTAACATACCCGATTTTTTAGATACACCTGGGTTAAACTTAAACTGTGACATTTGAATTTGTGATATAACGTATTCGATTGGTCGCGTTTGTAAGAATCTTTTTTCATTCTCGGTTATGAAAAAGAAATCAGAAACCAGTGATACTTTTTTGATCAACGATGAAACATTTGGGGGTGGATCTGATATTGCATTGATAGACCTTGTATATGTTACAATAACGTCGTCCAGTTTTTTAAATTTTATTTCGACTTGAACTTGTTGTTTACTTAGTGCACATACAGGTATTGCTAAACTTGGGTGCCTTAAAAAGTAAAAGGGTAATAAAATATTATAATCCCAATCGTATGATACGTTTATATAATTTCCATGTCCGGCTAGGAAGTAAAGGGTTTGTTTTATATCATCTTCGTTACTGTGTATATTGTTATACATGTATATGTAATCTCCAGTCAAACGCTGTATAGTTTGACCACCGATACGTAAATCAGCGTATTCTATTATTTGAGCACCTATAGATTCTCTATAACTTACTATTTTAAGGTCTATTTGACCACCCATATCGGGGTGTGCAGAACAGTAATAGTATAAAGTTGATGGCGTACTCGAACTATATGTTGGTGTAAAAGTAACCGTAGCTGTACCCGGGTTCGTAACACCAGTTGTGTAATCGGAATAACTGGGTGAATCCGTTGTAGAAAATCTAAACGGGTGTGTTGGGTGACTTGCATTGTTGAAGGTATACGTCGTACCTTCGTAAAGTGTGAGTGTCGCCTGTTGAACACCGTCTATAAAGTATTTACCACCTGATTCTGAAACTGTAAACGTTTTATCCGGTGCCGTTGGTCTAGGTAAAGTAAATTTAAGCATCATACTTCTAATAAGATCTCCCTTATTCATTGGTATATTAGACTCAACGGAGCTATCGAAATTAGGATCACCATTGAATGGTGTTTCTATGGCTTCTATTGAAAATTTTGTGTGTCGTTTAAAATTCATCAGGAAATATGAAAATTCAGGTTCACCAGTAAGCCATTGGTCCTGGATACCAGTGACAGCAAGGTTCAATTTACCAGCCATTCTTACTTTATGTGAGTAAAATTTTATAAATTAAAACGAGGCGTTATGATAGATGAATCTTCAATTGAGAAAGTTCAGACCTGAAAGCATGGCTGATGATAAAGTATGTGTTTTTATAGGTAAACGTAATACTGGTAAATCTACACTCGTAACTGATATTTTGTATCACAAAAAGCATTTACCAGCAGGAATAGTTTTATCTGCTACAGAGGAAGGTAATCATTATTATCAACAATATATACCCGATCTTTTCATATACGGTGATTACGATAGAGAAGCTATCGAACGCGTTATGGATAGACAGAAAAAGCTTGTTGGTGCCGGTAAGTCAAACTGTGGTGCATTTCTTCTTTTAGATGATTGTATGTATGATTCCAAATTCATGAAAGATACCTGTATCAGACAATGTTTTATGAATGGTCGTCACTGGAAGATATTTTTCATGTTAACCATGCAATATTGTATGGATCTTCCTCCAGCTCTCAGAGCAAATGTTGATTACATTTTTATACTGCGTGAAAATATAATTCAAAATCGAGAGAAATTGTATAAATCATTCTTTGGTATTTTTCCAACGTTTGAAATGTTTAATAAAGTCATGGATTCGTGTACAGAAAACTACGAGTGTTTAGTTTTAGATAATACGTCTAAGAGTAATAGAATAGAAGATTGTGTTTTTTGGTATAAAGCAACACTTCGTAAGAATTTTAAAGTGGGTGCACCTCAATATTGGCAAACCCACAAAAAGATGTTTAATCCTAGACACGGTAATATGAAATTGGGTGATCGTAACACAGTTAAAAAAACGACAGCATTAAAAGTTATTAAGAAGAAATGAATAGTTTACGAATTTTATCGAAACAATTATTACATAAAAAAATTATTACACCATTAGTTTATCCAGCATATAATGAAATTACACCAGGTGGTGGTGAAAGTGATGAAGGATACCGTATATTGGTTGATATTTGTCATAGTACAAAAACCATATACGTAGATGAAGACATGTGTGACTACGATAAGTTAAACGATTTACCACGAATTATAAAAACGTTTGGGTGTTTATACCCTAAATACAAACTAATCAGTTAATTATTTTAAATTGTTACATTAAATGATAAGTGTTATCATATTAAATTGGAAACGTCCCGATAATATAATAAACGATATATTACCAAAAATTGTTAATTACAAACTAGTTTCAGAAGTTATCGTATCTCACGGTAACAGTAAAACATACTTTGAAACACCAGAACTAAAAATTGTTAAACATTATCGAGATGAAAATATAAACAGAAATTTAGGTGTCGCTTTACGATTTTCTAGGTCGTGCGATGCAAAAAACGATTGTATTTTAATAATTGATGACGATATGTTACCGTCAGAAAATTACGTTAACAAAATGTACAAAGAGTATAAAAAGAATCCTAATGTGGTTATAGGTTCACAAAACAGATACGTTTCCGAAACCAAAGGGTATTCAAATAAAAAGTTTTTAATGGGCGATCAACAAATTGTATTAACTCAAATTTTAATGACAAACAAATCGATATGTAAAGATTTCATGAACGAAAAACATAAGATGAATGACTTCGCCTTGAAAGCTAAACCAGTGTGGAACGGCGAAGATATATTATTAAATTTAATTTACATTAAAAATTATAACAAAACCCCAATTTATTTGAAACCAACCAATGGTGATGTAAAGAAATTAAAGACCAATAACGCTATAAGCAGTGATACAGGACATTATAAATATAGAAGAGATTTTTCTAAAGCAGCTTTAGAAAGATACGGTATTAATACTAATTATAATTATATAAAATTATTAGTTTTACTAATTTTAATATTTTTATTGATAGTTTACATAATCAGATAGGTAAATAATCAGGCTAACGCGTAAACGTAAAAAACCAAAAAACTTTGCACATATAAATGACAACTGACGTGAGTACTTTAAATCTTTCTGAGAATAGTGATGGTATGGTAGCATTAAATAATAACATGTCTACGAATTTCATAGAAAAAGGACAACAACCTATTATAGAACCGCCGAATATTGTATCGGAAAAAAATATTGATTTTAAACAAAGTACTATGGACTCTACTCCAATTCAAGATGTTATGCAAGCAGAATCACCCCTCGAACCACCAATGATGGCAGTTGACCCACGAATGACACAGGCGCAAGCGCAATCACCAATGATGGGTCTTCAACAACCAACCGAGTCTAGACAAAAAAATTCTAGTCAAAACCCATTTAATTTAACTGATGACCAGTTTCAAGCTCTCGTGGTCGCTGTTTGTACTGCGATAGCGATTAGTAAGCCAGTTCAAGAAAAACTCGCAAATTTCGTACCACAATTTCTTAACGACCAAGGGAACCGAAGTGCCGTTGGTTTGGCTTCGACTGGTGCAGTCGCCGCCATAGCATTCTTTTTGTATAAAAGATACGCTTAATTGGAATTAAAGTGGGAATACATTTTATCACCACCAAACAAAAAATAAGAAATTATAAACCCAATGGTTAATCCCAATGCTCGAAGTCCAATAACAGTCACTGTACTCCGTGTATTTTTACCGAACCTAACAAAATCTTCTTTTATATTTTCGTTCGTTTCTGTAATTAAGAGTGTAAAAGCTAAACTTATTATAGTCGATATCAAAAGGAAAGGCATATCAAGGGAAAGACGTCCCCATACTTTACCACCTCTTGGCATCATACCCAAAACATTAGGTATAATAAGCAATAAAAAGATCACATTAGACCAATATTCACTCGCGAGTAGTGGTATACTCGATAAAGATAAAATTCCATTCCATAATAAAATAGCTTTTGCTAAATCAATTTTTGTCGCTGACATTATTACATTTACCTTAGATTATTTATCCTGGACGTGTTTACCACAAAATTTAGTTTTGTTTGGTATTTCTTTATAGATTCCGAGTTGGACGCACATATCTCTCAATTTTTTGAAATTTGTCCAATAATCTTTACTATGTGAATACTCGTCGACCGTTGAGTGTGCGAGTTCGTGTATTAAAACGTGAAATATTTCGTTCGTATCACCGTCTAAGCATAAACCAATTTCATTACCTTTATTCGTGTTATACCCAATGTGTCCATTTGTCCTGTGATACATTGTTAATGGTACTTCGTGACGTAAAACTTTAAACTCACTGTGTCCAGTTGTTTGTATATGTTCCCTGAGAATTCTATATTTTTCCCGTATTTCTTTTACCTTTTCGTTTTGTTTCGTACCCATGTATATATACACGTTTATGATAAGTAGAAGTATAGCGAGTATCATCTTATCATAAACCTATATAAAAAATCAAATTGAAAAAAAA